TCTGACGCAAAGACAGAACCCTTAAAGATCTGATTAAGAATATTCTTATCTACCTTAAAGCTCATATCGAAAGTAAATGCATTTATCTTTTCGATATTAAGTCCAGGTTTAGTTAAGAATCCTTCGTCAAATAGATGGTACTTAAACTTAACACCATTGCCTTTATACTCGATATTGTTTGAGTTAATGTTAAGATTAATCTCTTCATCACCAATAGTATCTAGTACGCGAGTTAACTTCTTAACATCAGGAATATTAAGAGTTGAATAAAAACTCGAAGCTACATCATACTCGGCATATAGAATAAGAGTATTGTCGGTAGACGCGACAAGACTTGACATCTTCTCGCGATCTACCGTAACAATCGAACTCTCACTTATCTTTGATAAAGAATCTAAATAAGCGACGAAGTCAGTCGGCGACTTTAGCTTTAGCTGATTTACGTTTTGGTCGGACATTATTGCTTTCTAATTGTACCTTAATCTCTTTTAATAGCAAGTTACTTTCTTTGACTGCATTAATGAGTAAATCAATCTTAGCAGGTTCACTAAAATCAAACATACCCTGCTCTTCTTGATATACAGCTTGCGCTTCTGGTGCAATACCTGCCGGTGCTAATCCTTGAAGCTCTGCTATAGCCTGTTCCGGTGTAATTGGAGCTGGAACAGCCTGTACCGGTTCAATAACTGGTTCGGGTACCGGCTGAGGAGCTGGCTGCTGAGGCTGAGGCGCATATCCCGGTGGTGGAGCCACTGGTGTACGCACTAAATTCTCAACCATGTTCTTCATTTCTGCAGATTTAGGCTTAAGATTGCCAGACTGGCCAACTAGCATGTCATCTTGCTTTTTTAATTGACCGTAAGTCTGACCCATAAGTTGCATGATAGCTTGCTTAGCTTGTGGTGTCATCTGGTCCATAATTAAAGATCGGCAAGTAGTTCATCAATATCGTCTTCAACAGAGCTCTCAACTGGAGCTGGTGCAACTGGAGCTGGTTCTGCTGGTGCTGACCATGGCGGTGTATCACCAGCCGCTACAGGTGTTGCGACAGGCTCATTAGCCTTACAATGGAAGTGCTCATTAAGCATTTCAGTTAGTTCTTCAGCTGACTTAACAGGAAATGTCTCTTTAAGAGTATGTGTTTGAGCATAAATCTCTTTCTGCTGATCTTCTGTAAGGTTCAATTTACCTGCTGAAGTAAAGCGAGAAGAAACATATGTAGGATAATCACCTTGCTGCTCACACTTAATCTTAAAGTTAACACCTTCATCACCCAAGTCAAAGATACGTGCACCAAATTCAGCTGCATCTTCACCTTCAATAGCTTCAGTAATGATCTTTTGAATCTGCTTACCATAACGAAGCATTTTTACTTTACCGTTATTCTCAGGATTGGTAGGATCGTCGACAACATAGACATTAACAAGCCACTTTTCAGTACGACGGAGAGCAGAAGCCTTTTCTTTCTCTTCATCTGTACCTGTACGTGACAAGCGGAAACGTTCTTCGTTGATAGGACAACGATCACCGAACGTTTGAGGACTCAAAGCCTGTACATACTGACCGGTAGCAAATGAATTCCACCCCATATTGTAGTAATGGAAGAATGTATCTGCAGGAGACTTACTATCAGGAAGAAGTCTTACAGTATAGGTATTACCAGGCTTGGTTTGCATAATCTCAGAGAACTTTGACTTACCTTCACTACTAGAAGCCAAAGCACCTTTGATACTTTCGAACATAGACATATTAAACGCACTCATTTTCTTAATTTTATTTTATTGGTTTTTGTTTTCAACTATTTGTTTTACTTTCTGTTTTGTTTCTCTGGCTTTTGCTTTTAATATTGCTGAGCCATAGAATTTTGTTCGCGTACTAGCGAAAATTGTTTGGAAATCTTTAACGATGAAATCGAGCACATCTTTTTCGATTGCTTTAATGGTAGATTCGACTTCAAGAGCATGTAACGTATAAAAGTTTAACCTATGTTCTTGCAAATGCAAGAGGCAAGTAGGCATATTGTTAGTATAGTGTTTCGTATACTCATCTATTGTAATGGAGTTCCTTATGCAATACTTAGCTATATATCTAAACCCTTCTTTAACTGATTCAATTGTATCTTCACTATCTGGGTTAGACATTTCTTTCTCTTTCATATAAAGAGAGTAACATTTTAATGCTTTACGTGAATTAAAGAACTTGAGATCAAAGTATTCGTCTTTTGAGTATATCTCAAACGGTGCAGCAAACCAATCTCTATAATTAATATGGTTATGTTTATTAAAGAACGCAGACAACTTCTTTAAAGCTACAAAGTCTTCGTCCTTAAGTTTAGAGAAGTCTTTTCGAAATCGAGTTGGTTTGTTTTGAGCTGATCGAGTAGCATATAAGTAACTGTTGTATATGCTTTTTTCTCGTTCAGTGATCATTTTGGAATATTCGTTTATTCTGATTTAGATATTTCGTAATATATTTAGACTCAGCAATCTGAGGCTCGAACTCTATAAACATTTTAACCATTTCGAAGTCATTATCAACTGTTAAAAGAGTTTTTAACATCTTTCTTATTTTTTCTTCTTTAAGAACAAGTACAAAAATGTTTTGAAGGGATAAACGCTTACCTTTTAATAAGCAACAAAATGTACAAAAGCAAAGTAATAAATGCTCAAGCTCTCTCTTTGTAATATCTCCTGAGGGTGATGGTGCTCCTGCTTGTTGCATTATAGTGGCTTAAATGGTTTTGTAAAGTTCATGAACTTTTCGGTTAACTTACCACCTGCTAATTTATGCGAACCTCCACCTTCACATAAATTTGTTGCTAACACAGAAAGGTCAGCTTTACAACTTGTATTCTTTCTAAATGATACTAAGTGCTTATCTAAATTTACCATTATAGCAATGTCAGCATCATATTTGTTTACGAGATAATGACCTACTTCGTTAATATGCGAAGTTACAAATGTTGATATAACTTTGTAACCTTTTACTTCTCCAACGAATTTTGGATTATTAAGCTGTTCAGCAAATTTCTTAAAAAATAATTTAATGGAATTTTTTTCATGAATATTATATTCACGTAAACCATCTTTAAACGATGCAATAAATTTTTCCCATTTAGGTCTGTTATAGGTATAATAAATTGCATTCAGTCTTGCTGGCTCTAGCTCATTTGGAAAATCAAATGACCAACTATCATACTTATCGATGAGATCAATTAGCGATTCTAACCGTTCATCTAAATTGAGCTTTGCTTTAAACTTGTCAGCAATCAACTTTGCACAGGATGAATATTCTACTACTATTGATTTAGCTTTTGTATATTTTTCTACAAATGGTACATGCAATTCATGATGATCTATAACAACAACATTACTTCTATTAATAGCTTCCGCCTGTTCACCATTTAAGCATAAATCACATACAAAGATCTTGTCGAAATGATCTAAAGTGCTCCATCTACTCTTAAACTCATTAAGGATGGTTGCTTCGGTTGTTTCTACAGTAATTACATCATGACCTTGATATAACCTATTCAGCAATAAAGCTGAACCAGCTCCGTCTAGATCTGTATCTGTAAAGATAATGATGTGCACATACCTATTTACTACATGCTTTGAGAAAGTCCAGCCAACGTATTAAGCATTGAATCATCTTCTTCTAAATCAATATCATTAGCTTGTTCAATAGTTAAAGTAGAGTAGTCAATGCGCATGGCCTGTGTCATACCACGAGGACCATATCGGTTCTTCATCATACCTAATCTAATAATACCCAAGTCTCTGTCTTCATCATTCTGGAAGATCGACATAATAACGTCAGCAGTAGCAGCCAATCCAATCGATTCAGAAATAGTAGCTAAGTCAGGATTATCTTGATCGAAACCAGAACGATTTAACTGTGTAGCTGATATAATAGGGCATTCAAAGATATAACTAATAGCACGTACTTGCTCTGTAACATTCTTGATACGCTCATACGAGTTATTACCAATAGGTGAATGTATCAAGTTGAGATAGTCAATAACAATAGCGTCTAATTTAATACCCTTATCTTGAAACTTCTTACAGAACGCTTTAATCTGATTCGGAGTAATAGTCGATGGTGGAAATTCCTTAATATAAATGTTACCAGGCTCTTCCGTAACAGCAGCTCTTAACGATGCACCATTGATAGCCATTTCCTTCATAGGAATTTTCGAAATGTTAGTACAAATACGTCTTGCGTATAGTAACTC